AGAAGAAATTAGTTCCTACAGAAAAGACATTATCTTGGATTAACAGTCGCAATGATTTTCTTGAAGTATTAGCACCTGAATATTTCCCTACTGTAGTTCCACCTCGTATGTGGGAAGAGGGTAAGTCGGTAGGTGGTGGTTATTATTCAAGGCACATCAAACCTCTAGGCTTGGTTAAGTATCGCAAGAGAACACATTTAAAAGACTTAGAGAAGGTTGATATGCCTATTGTCTACAAATCTATCAATGCACAGCAGAATACACCTTATAAAATCAATCAGTTTATCTTGGGTGTCTTGAGGAAAGCATGGGACAAGAATATAAGCATAGCAGGTCTACCAAAAGCAGAACTTGAAGACTTGCCTAGTAAACCACATGATATTGACACTAATGCTGAAGCAAGAAAGCAATATAGACACAAGGCAGTCTTGGTGCATACTGAAAATGCTAGACTAAAATCTAAACGCCTACTTTTTGCCAAAGTCTTGTGGCTTGCAGAAATGTTTAAGGATAGAACCTTTTATCATGCTCATACCCTTGACTTTAGGTCAAGGTGCTATCAAGTAACCAACTATCTCAATGGACAGGGTGTTGACTTTGCGAAAGCCCTTCATCTCTTTGGGACAGGCAAGAAGATTACTAAGGAAAACAATGGTGAACATTGGTTAGCTGTGACAGGTGCGTGTCTTTATGGCTTAGATAAGAACACAAGGAAACAACAGCTTCATTGGGTGTCTGAAAATCAAATGAGGTTTGATAACATAAATAAAGACCCATTTAGCGACAGGCAATGGGAACAAGCTGATAAACCTTTTCAATATTTGGCTTGGGTACATGAGTGGTGTGAGTTTAAGAAAAAGGGCGAAGGCTATGTCAGTTCTTTTATCTGCAACCAAGATGGTTCTTGTAATGGAATACAACATTATTCAGGCATCTTAAAGCACACACCATCAGCAAAGGCAGTTAATCTTTCAAAAAGTGCTACACCACAAGATGTGTATACGATAGTTAAGGACAGGGTGGTTGAAAACCTGCTCAAAATAAAAGACGTAGAGTTTGCTAAACTGTGGTTAGACTATGGAGTGAAGAGAACTACAGTAAAGCGAGCAATAATGACAAGTCCCTATGGGTCTACTAGATATTCTTGTAGTGACTTTGTTGATGAGGACATTAAGAAACGCAGGGATAGTGGTGAAAGCCATCCCTTCGGTAGTGCTATATTCCCTGCTTGCTCTTTCTTAGCAGGTATTATTTGGGAAAGCATGGGTGAAGTGTTAGCTTCAGCAAGAGTAGGTATGTCTTTCTTACAGAAGAGTGCCAAAGTTCTTGCTAGGGCAGGGCATCCAGTAAGGTGGTTTAATCCAGTAGGGTTTCCAGTAGTACAGGATTATCCTGAATTTAAGTCTATGAGAGTAAAGACCAAGCTATTTGGTGAGATAATCAAGCCACGAATTAATGTTGAAACAGACAAGCTTTCAGTATTGCGTGCAGGCAATGGTTTACCACCAAATTTTATTCATGCACAAGACTCGGCACACATGATGATGGTTGTAGCAGAGTCGTATGATAAGGGGCTTACGCATTTTTGTAATGTACATGATTCGTTTGGTACATTGGCGTCAGATAGCCAAGTCCTTGCAGAGACTATAAGGAGTACCTTTGTTAAGATGTATGACAATGGTTGCCCCTTAGAAGCCTTTAAAACGTCTATTAAGCCTATATTAACCGACAAAGAAAGGAAGAAACTACCTGCTGTACCAAAGAAGGGTGATTTTGATGTTAAAGAAGTTATCCACAGCGAGTTTTTCTTTGTCTAGGGGTATTAGTACCCCTATTAGAACCAATGGAGTTAAACTATGAATAGAGAAGAATGGTTTGAATACTGCAGGTTTATCCCTCTGGATAAAGTTTCTAAACTTATCCACAAGGGGTATATTGTAGAAGACAATAACAACGAAGAAGAAGAGGACATTTAAGTATGGAAAAACGAATACCTAATGTTAAAATCGTAACACCGAAGGGAATTGCACAGTATCCACATCTTACTAAAGCTGATACTAAGTTTTCTGAGGTTGGGGAGTTTAAGACAAGTCTTATCCTTCCAAAACAAGATGCTTCTGAAATCCTTAAAGCCATAGACAGAGTCTGTGGACAAAGCCTTAATCTTGCAAAAGATAAGACTAAAGGAGAAGCTATAAAAGAAGCACCAAAACCTTACCAGAACGAAGTAGATGATAGTGGTAAGGAAACAGGCAATGTTGTAATTAAGTTTAAATGTAAAGCTAAAGTTACAACCAAGTCAGGCGAAAGCTTTGACAATAAGCCTGCTATCTTTGACGCAAAAGGAAACCCTTTAACCAATATTAATATATGGGGTGGTACTCAAATGAAAGTGAGTGCTGAACTTATACCTTATTACACAAACATGGTTGGAGCAGGTGTAAGCTTGCGTCTTCGTGCTGTCCAAATCCTCAAGTTAGTTGAGGGTGGTACTGATAGTTCAGGTTTCGGCTTCGAGAAAGAAGACGGATATGAACACCACACTGAAACAATAATAACAGAGGAATCCAATGGAACGAGTACGAACAGCAAAGAAGAGGACTTCTAATAGCTATCGTTCAGGATTAGAAGAACAAATTGCCGAACAGTTAGACACTCTTAAAGTCCCTTTTCGGTATGAAACAGAAACTATAAGATATACTCGACCTGCCAAGCTACATAGGTACACACCTGATTTTATTCTAACGAAAAAAGATGGGCGACCTATGTATATTGAAAGCAAGGGTAGATTTCTTACTTCTGATAAACAAAAATCTATACTAGTGAAAGAACAGTTTCCTGAAATAGATTTGCGTTTTGTTTTCTCTAACAGTAAGCAGAGAATATCAAAGAAGTCAAAAACAACATACGCCATGTGGTGTCATAAGCATGGCTTTAAGTATGCTGATAAATTCATACCAAAAGAGTGGATTAAAGAAGTGATGAGCTGTTCATAATAAATAGGTCGTATACTAGTCTGATAAATGGTTCAGATAAGGTAATGGACTTATACTTGTAAGGGGTCTTGACTAGATAAGTCTAGGTGACTCAACCTAACTCTCTTTATAGTGGTTAGGTGTACAACAGGAAAGACGAGTCTTAAAATAATTCCTCAACAATCTACCTACACCCCTTATATTTTTAGTTTAAAAATTTTTTGCAGGAGTTTTAAATGTCGGAAAGCGATTTCAAATACCATGCACCATGCCAAGCGTGTGGGTCGAGAGATAATGTTGCTGTCTATTCTGATGGACATGGACATTGCTTTGGGTGTGGTACATATTATAAAGATTATGAAAGCACAGGAAAGGTAGCCCAATTCCCAACACAAACTATGTATCAATATTTAAAAGGCGAACTTAAACCTTTAGTTAAACGAAAGATAAACACTGACACAGTTTCTAAGTTTAAGTATCAAACAGGGAAACACAATGGAAAGACAGTTCAAATTGCAAACTACCACGATAAAGATAATAATTTAGTTGCACAGAAACTGCGTTATGCTGACAAGTCTTTTCAATGGTTAGGCGATAGCAGTAAAGCTACATTATTTGGACAGAATCTTTGTGGTGATGATGGTAAGATAGTTTGTGTCACTGAAGGTGAGATAGATGCAATGTCAATCTCTTCTGTATTCAATAACAAATGGGCAGTCGTATCTATAAAGACAGGAAGTCAAGGTGCATCAAAAGATTTACAACAACAATTAGAGTGGTTAGAAAAATTTGAAACTGTTATCTTAATGTTTGACAATGATGAAGCAGGAAGGATTGCTTCTAAAGAGTGTGCTAAATTATTCACACCTAACAAAGCAAAAATAGTTTCTCTTCCTTTGAAGGATGCTAACGAAATGTTAGTGCAAGGAAAAGAGAAGGAACTTATAGATTGCTTTTGGAAAGCTAAGACATACAGACCTGATGGTATTGTATCAGGACAAGATTTATATGATGTTTTAACAAATGAGGATGACAAGAAAAGCATACCTTATCCTTTTGAGTGTCTTAATGATAAAACACTAGGGATGAGACAAGGCGAACTTGTTACAATTACGAGTGGGACAGGACAAGGCAAGTCCCAAATGTGCCGACACATTGCTCACCATCTTATCTCTAAAGGTGAGTGCGTTGGATACATAGCACTTGAAGAGAGTGTTAAACGTACTGCTCTTGGAGTCATGTCTATAGATATGAAGAAGCCATTACATTTAACAAAGGAAGGAATATCTGAAGATGAATTTAAAACTTCTTTTAGTAGAACAGTGGGTAGTGGTCTGCTGTATTTATATGACCACTTTGGTTCTTCCGAATCTGAGAATTTATTGTCCAAGATTCGTTATCTTGTTAAAGGTCTTGGTGTTCGGTGGGTTTTACTTGACCATCTTAGCATTGTCATTAGTGGACTTGATACCTATGATGAAAGGCGATTGATTGATGTAACTATGACAAAGCTTCGCAGTTTAGTTGAAGCTACAGGCATAGGTTTAATTCTTGTTTCACATTTGAGACGACCAATTCAAGGAAACAAAGGATATGAAGATGGACTACAGACTTCTCTTAATTCTTTAAGAGGGAGTCATTCTATCTCACAACTTAGTGATTGTGTTATCGGTCTTGAAAGAAATCAAAACGAAGAAGATGAGAGTAAAAGAAATTATACTGTGGTGCGTGTTCTAAAGAACAGGCATACAGGTGATACAGGAAAGTGTGGACACCTTTATTATAACTCTGACACTGCCTGCTTAATAGAAACGAAAGGAACAAACGACTTTGTATAATAGTCTTATAGAGTATCTAAGCATAGAAATAGATGACGCTATAACACAGGCACAAGAAGTTCCTAATAAAGAAATAACTTTGTTTTTCCATGAACCTGTCCTTGTTAATATAGCTACACGAATTCTTGAAGGTATGGCAAACGAGGGTGATTTAAATTGTTCACGAATTATAGTTAAGCTAGGTACTGTCCATTGAAAAAGCGTAGAGTTAGATTTAAGTTAGTACCTAAAGACACACAAAGAAAAAGGATAAATGAACAAGGTGAAGAAGAAGTTCTTACACCTACTTTATGTGGTGGTCTTAAGGGAAAAAATAAAATTTTGGCAAAGACTCCTGATGGAACTATTTTGCGTATCCCCTACAAAGAAGCAGGATATATGGATACGAAGTTATTAAAAAAGAAACAGCAACAACAAACATAGAGGACAAAATGAAATGGCATGAATCAATGGAAGGGATATATTCTTTAAAAATCCACTTAAAAAAACATGGGGTAGATGTTTTCCTAGTCGTTATGATGTTTGCTTTATTACTAGTATTTTCTTGGACAGCT